TACTGATCCGTATGAACCAGCAGAAAACTCACCTTCAGTCTTTGATGCTGTCCAGTGAGCGGTGTTGACAAAGCCGTCTGCGGTGTCACGGTCTAGATTAGCGATTTTGAATTGGATTGTCATGCTTGCTCCAATGCTGTGATACGGGCTGCTTGTGTGTCTACGGTTGCTTTGAGTTCTTGGATGGCTGCGGTGAGGGTAGCAACCAAGAAGCTGGTGTCAATGCCTTGGTACTGTGGGTTGCCATCTTCATCAACAGCATCTTTTTCGCCAGTAACACATTCAGGCACAACTTCTTGCAATTCGTGAGCAATAAAGCCCTGACTGTCTAAATTATTAGCTTTCCATGTGTATGTGCATGGTTTAAGCTGCTCAACAACAGATAAAGCACCTGTCATTGGAGCAATGTTTTCTTTTAGGCGGTAATCGGATGATGTATTGAAAGCTGTCGAAACGCCGTTAGTTGTAATTGAGCCAACGGAACTGCTATTGAAGAAAAACCCATTGAAAGTTGAACCGCCTGTATTGATGTTTGTTCTTTGAGCGTTACCCGCGCCGCCATCAAGTTGAAACTTATATGAACTACCGCTTGTAGTGCCCACAAGCAAGTTACCGCTGGAGTCGATACGCATACGTTCTATATCATTTGTAAAAAATACTAATGGATATGCACCGCCTGAGTAAAGCACTCTCCCATACGGAACTGAAAATGAACCACCGGCACTATTGTCAATGCCAAGATAAAAGTTTCCACCAGTATTGATAATGTGATGATATGTGGCGTTTGTTCCAGTTGTTGAAGTTAACCTCATTGCGGCTGATGGCGCTTGAACATCAAATCTAACTGCTGGCGAACTCGTACCAATACCTACGTTACCTGACGCATCTTTAACAATGCCACCATTGCCTACGTTCAATGTATCAGTAGAGGCATCGCCAAGGGTTACGTTGCCTGAAGCAGACAAAGTAGTAAAAGCACCAGTTGATGCAGTAGTAGCACCAACGCTCATGTTGTTGATAGTGCCAACACCAGTGGAAGTCAATGCCAATGTTGGCGTAGTGCTTGCAGTCAGCGTCACCAAGTTGGTGTAAGCAGCACCGTCAGTGTCATAAGCAGCCAAGTTCAAGGTGTTGGTTGCTGTCTTTGCAGACTTCAACTGAGTGCCTGTTACATACGATGCTGTTTGAGTGATCGTGTCAGTGTCTGCGTTGCCGATAGTCGTATTGCCGTTTGCAACCAAAGCACCTGAGAATGTTGCTGTGCCTGTTACGCCAAGAGTACTTGAAGCAGACAACGTAGTAAAAGCGCCAGTGTCTGGTGTTGTAGCGCCAATTGCAGTTGCATCAATAGTGCTTGATGCGCCTGTCACTGTAAGAGTACCAGCAACAGCCAATGTCTTGCCAGAGCCAACATTCAAACCAACAGATGTACCAGTACCATCAGCCTTGAAGATGGCATCAATGGTGTCCATGTCGGTATTGATCTTTGTACCCCATGAGTCTGTTGACGCGCCAACTTCTGGCTTGGTTAGCGATATGTTGGTGGTTGTGGTATCAGCCATTTTTCAATCCTTATGCAGCAACTTGCCACGTTTCAGTGTTATCAGAGATTTGTGTCCAAGTCTCTGACGTATCCCCAATTTCAGACCAAGATTCTGACGTATCAGAAGCAACAGTCCAATCATTTGATGTGTCCTCTTGCGCAGTCCACACCTCACTTGTATCGCTCTCATTTTCCCACTTTTTACGCGCTGTGACTGACATCTCAGAATCACACGAAACTGTGAAGCCTTCAGATTGGACGCGAACACCATCAATGACAACTGAGCTTTCAGCCTCAATAGACACTGGCTGATTGACAATGACCTGAGAACCAACCGCCATCACAGCATCATCAAAGATGCTCATTTCTGCCAAAGCGACACGGATACCGTCAACTGTTACTTCGCTTACGTCAGTAGATGCAAATGCACCTATCGCATATCGCAAACCGTCAACAGAAACTGAGCTGGCAGAAGCGGCAGTGGAAGAGCCTATTGCGTAGCGTAGGCCAGCAATCGAGACAGAGCTTGCCGAAGCAGCAGCAGCAGCACCAATAGCAAGGCGCTGTCCAGCAACAGCAACTGAGCTGGTGGATGCAATTGTGAGTGAAGCCGCTGGCTTTACGACATTGGCTAAAACTGCAACTGAACTAGATGCAGAAACGGAAAACGCGCCTATACAGACGCGCTTTGCCGATACAGACGCTGTGGAAGTGTCTGCAATTGCTACGGCTCCAAGCGATACCCCGAAGGAGTAATTGCCCCCGCCGTAATAGCCAGAGCCGTAAGCTGCCATGATTAGGTCAGAGTGACTGTCAGGCTAGATGCAGGGATGCGGAACACATCGCCATCGTTGATGGTGCGTGATGTGGTCAATGGAGCCCATGCCAGCATGGTTCCAGCAGTCGATGCAGTGAAGATGGCTGCGTGAGTCACAGTACCCCAGTTGCCACCAGAAGCAGCAGCAAACTCGATTGCAGCAGAATTGGTTGCGGTAGTTGGAGATGTGCCAGAAACGCTGATAGTTCCAGTTGCAACACGAGCGTATGCGTTGCCTGTCACTTCAGTACCGCCACCAGTGTCTGATGGTGCAGCAGTGAATAGACCAACATACCAAGCTGTTGGGCGTGTTGCTGAGTTGGTTGTCAGCAGCCAGTTGAGAACTAGGTTCTCGGTGTAATCGCTAAAAGATGACATCTCTTATTCCTTATCCAAAAGTTTTTGCTCGTGCAATCAAAGCGCCACCAGAAGTGGAACCACGATCATCAGCAACTTGCAAGTCTTCCATTGCTGACGTATACATCGTTGCCCATACGCTAATTCTCGCATCATCCTTCAGGTATGGCGCAGCCTGTAGCAAAGCACCGTACAAATAGACATCAGGTGCAGCAGTCAGCAACCAGTTGGTTGTGGTTGTATCTGACAACTTAGTCAACTTTGCGTAGTATGTGAGTTCAGCCGTATAGGATGAATCTGGCGTTGGGATTGTGCGAATCTGCGAGCCAACGATTGAGAAGAATCGTGGCTTGCTTGCTGATGGGTATTGAGCTTGCAGACCGTCCAGAGCATCAATAGTCTCAAACTGCAAAGGAGTGATTGGATTCGTTTGCAGCTTGAGAGACTTAACTTCAAGGTAGTCTGCTGGCACAGTGCCATACTCAGTGTCGATGGTTGCGTTCGCACGAACAATCATCTGACGGGTTCGCAGCTTGCGCTCAACTTGAGCTTCAGCCAGCGAAATGAAGTCTGGAATTGTTGATGTCAGGTCGGTTCGGTTGAGCCAATCTGCAACTGAGGACTTCAGCTCTGAGTATGTCGTGAGTGCCATTAGGATGCCTTTTGTGCTTTCTCCAAGTCACGCATCACCCAAGTGTGATCGTGCCTGAATTCAAATGTCCCAATGTGTCCGATTTCCTTCGACACATCGTGGTCAATGTAGATTTTAAAGCCAGCAGCCGTTGCTTTGCGACAGAAGAAAACGTCTTCGCCAATATAGCCACGTTTGTCTGTACGCCAAGGAGTTTCAAACCAAGGCTCTGACAGCTTCTCGAACACCTTGCGGCTGATGAGCATCACACCCATGCCGATAGACTCGACTTCTTCCAAGCCAGTGGAATCAGGCATTGTGTAGATCAACTCACGAGAACCATCAGGCAAAGTCTTCTGCGCTGTTGGTCCTGTTGGCAAACGTCTGCGAGCGCAGTTGGTTGCCACGATGTCTTTGTCATGCGCCAACAAACGCCCAACCATGTCTTGTGGGAAGGTCATGTCCGAGTCGATGAACAGCACATGAGTGCAGTCTTCTCGCATGGCCTCAAGGCACAAGTCAGCACGTTGATTCTGAATCAGTGTGCCTTGGTTGATCTTCAGACAGATTGCGTCTGGGGTGTTGAGTGTGTGGTACGCCACCATATTGACCAAGCAGAACGTGAAGTTCGCATGGACCATATCTCGCGCTGGTGTGCATACGGCAATATATTTAACGGTTTCTTGTGTCATTTTTTATACTTGTCCTTCTTTCACGCGAAAGAATCTGTTGTCTGGGTCGTTGAGCCAGCGTTTCATGTAAGCGTTATCGTCCAATTTGCCTTCAGCTTGCAATTTGTAATAGATTGATAACGGGATTCGTGCAACGTGGTGGAACTCACCTTTCCAGCCGTTGTTGTCGGACTGTGTTAAGTCCATCTTGTTCATCTCAATGATGGGGTTAACGTCTTGAATAGTCTCAATCGTTGCCTCATCCTTTTCCTCATCGTAGTGCCAGACCTTTTTAATGCCTGTGTACTCGTCATAGTCAAAGAGTCGTGATTCGTTCATATGTAAAAAAAGGGACGGATTTCTCCGCCCCTTTCCTTGGTTTGATTAAGAAGTAATCAAGTCAGCGGCCAAGCCCATTGCGTTCTCAGCCAACACTTTGTGACCCCACTCAACGATCAGCATACGCTTCTCAGCGTCACCTGTCTTGGCGAGTTCAACTTGTTGGTAAGGACGCAAAGTTGTAACTTTGGCCATGTCAGGGTCAATCACCCATGCGTCACGCTCGCGCTGGAAGCGGTTAGCGATAACTTGCACGTTGCCGAAGTCAGACACATAGATGTCAACAGCGCCAACCAAAGTTGCAGGACGAGCGCCACCTTCAATGTTGAAACGGCTAGAAGCGATACCAGAGAAGCCAGACACGCGCTGCTTGTTCACTGGACCAACCATCAACATCTTTGGCGTACCACCAGCAGACCACACCTTTTGAATCACGTTCTTCAAGATGGTTTCTGTGAAGGTACGAACGTTGCCGTCTGTACGGGCGCTGTTAGGCAAAGTGGTGTAATCAGGGTTAGCACCGTTGGTTTGCATATCAACGTTGGTCTTGACGAAAGCACCCAAAGAAGCAGTGCCACGAGCTGTAGTGCTGTTACCAGCAGCAGCGATAGCGCCGTTCAACATGGTGAATTCTTGGTCACGCTTCAACTCAGAACCGCGCTTGGCGATTTGGTAAGCCAATTCAGACTTACGGCCAGCCTTGTTGACGGTTTCTTCAGTAGCAGACAACACGATTGTCTTGCGGCTGATCTGAGCGTAGTTTTGCATACGCACAGTTGCTGTCACAGCGTCAAACGAAGTCACATCATCACCTTCCAACTGCTTGTTAGCAGCCGCGGAAGCGAGTGTGTCTGTTTGCCACTCATACAAAGAGTTGCTCACTGACTCACGGCCAATGTTGCTCATGTATGGGGTTTCTTCAGGAGCGATGTTAGTGATAACGTTGCTCAAGTCTTCACGGATACCTTTGGCATCAAAGGTGGTAAAGGTGTTGGTTACGATAGCCATTTAGATTTCCTCATTTCAGTAGAAGTTCAATTGCAGAAGCCGCATCATCGACACGACCTGTTTTTGCAAGACGCTGTTTTGCGCGAGTGGCTTCAGTTGTTGAGGATACCCGACCAGCCGCCGAAGGCTTTACTGGTCGTGGACCGTTGTTGACTACGGGTTTGATGTCTTTACGCTTAGACACCATCTGGTCATACAACGCTGCTTTACGCAGTGTGATGACAGCCCTATGGTCAAAAACACTCTTGAGTTCTTCTTCAGAGTAGCCGACCTTCTGGCCAAACTCGATAAGCAAAGCCTTTTCAGCCTTCGCCTTCTTCTCGTCTTTCCATTCAGGCACAGCTTGAATGAGTGCAGCTTGCTCTTGAGCAAGTGTTGCCTTCATCTGCTCTGCTTGTTGTTGCGCGGTCAATTGAGAAAGTCGTTGCTGTTCAGATTGAATAGCAACCATCTTCTCTTGTTTGTCACGCGCTAACTCTCGCTGGCGTACCCATTCAATGGGGTCTTCTGCGTAAAGACGGTCCCAATCAACAGGCTGTTCACCAGCCGACTCAAGTTGCTGTTGCAACGCTCCTAACAACTGAGCGTACTGTTCACGCTCGGCACGAATAGCAGCAGCTTCAGCTTCAACCGCTTTACGGGTTTCAGCGATCTGTTGCGTCTTTCGTGTGTAGTCTTGGGTTCTGCTGTAGCCTTGCTGAAGTTCGTCCAACGTCACCTCGACTTCTTTGCCGTCAACTTTGACGGTGAAGACTTGTGGTTGTTCTTCTTCATCGGCTTCATCAGAATCTTCTGACTGTTCATCTGTCGTTTCGTCACTAGACTGTTCGTCTTGCGTGTCTAGTTCTTCATCGACAGATGCC